TTGTTGTAGATGTCAAAGATGGAGATAGTGAAAAAAATAATCTTGATAAAATTTTAGATATGAGGTCAGAAGATTATGAATTTATTATGAAAGAAATTGACAAAAGTGTTATTCCAGAGGAAGAAAAAAAAGAATAGGGGATGAATATTACACCTTAATAAAACAAGGTCGTGGTAGTATAAGTCCCGAATTAGATATGGTGTTGTTATGTAGAAAGATGAGATGGACATACGATGAATATATGAATCAACCAAGCTGGTTTTTAGACTTAATCAGAATGGTAGATAATATTGAGATATCACATAATAATGCTTTGGTTAGAAGGGCAGAGAACAAAAGTAAAATAAAATAATATGGCAACAAAAGATTTAAAAATTATATTATCAGCTCAAGATTCAGCGAGTGGTCAAATTAAAAAAGCAAACAATGCTTTAAAGCAAACTGAAAATCAAGCTGGTAAAACAGGCTCTGCTTTTAAAGGATTAGCTGGTAAAGCAATAGCATTAGGAGCTGGATTTCTTGCTGTTCAATCAGCATTAGGTTTCTTTAAATCGGCAACTGCTGATTTCATAGATTTTGAAAAGGAAATGAGAAGGGTTAATACTATTACTCGTTTGTCTGAATCAGAATTTAAAGCGATGGGAAAGGAAATTAAAAATCTTAGTAAGATTGTTCCATTCACAGCTAAAGTTTTGACTACTGGATTATTTGATATAGCTTCTGCTGGAATTAGTGCTGGAAATCAAATGGCTTTTCTTGGACAAGCCGCTAAGTTTGCGGCGGCTGGTGGAATGGAAGATGTTACTGTTGCTGTTCAAGGATTGACTGCCGTTATAAAAGGTTTTTCTCTAGCAGAAGAAGATGCTACAAGAGTATCAGATTTATTCTTTAAGACTAACGAACTTGGTCAAACTACTGTTGACCAGATAGCTAGTTCTATTCAACAAGTAACTATTCAAGCTAGATTAACAGGTATTAGTTTAGAGGAGATGTTTGCTGTTTATGCTACTTTTACTGGTGTAACTGGTAATGCTAGTATAGTTACTACTCAATTAGTTGGTGCTATGAATGCTATTGGTGCTCCTACGACAGAAGCTAGTGCTAAGTTTAAAGAGATGGGTATTGAGGTAGGTAAAGCCGCTATTGAGGAAAAAGGTTTTGCTGTAGTTGCGAAAGAAATTTATGATGCTGTTGGTGGAGATTTAGAACAATTAAGAAAATTGATTCCAGAAATTACTGCTACAAAATTGATAGCCGCCTTGGCTACAAGTCAGTTTGATAAGTTTAATGATAATTTATTAAAGTTAGCAGATTCTGCTGGTTCAACTCAAATTGCTTTTGAGGAAATGATGAAATCAACTTCTAATCAATTAAAGTTAGCTAGTAATCAATGGGCATTTTTTAAATTTCAAGTAGGTGGAGTGTTAGCTTATATTGCTGTTGCCGCAACAGGATTATTAAATACGATGGTTGGATGGGTAAAAGTATTTGGCAAAACTTTAAAGGCAATAGCTTTAAATTTATCAACATTCGTTACAGATTCATTTTTTAAGATGGTTCTTAAATTTAAACAAAAAGGAAATGAAATGATAACTGCGGCTAATAAGTTAATATCAAAACTACCTGGAGTTGGTGAACCTATAAGTTTTAGATATGATACGGCAGAAACTCAGGCTAGTTTAGATGCAGTTGGTTATATGTTGGATGGTGCTGAACAATCTTTATATGATGTAGCTGATGCTTTTGACAATATGCTTACAGGAAAAGGAGTAGATACTTTTGCTGCATTTCAAAAAAATCAAGCAGAATTAAATACTTTATTAAATGAAGGAGCTGTAAGTACAGGAGGAGTTGGAAAATCTGCTAAAGGTGCGGCAGATGAAATTAAAAAGTTGGCTGAGGAATATGATAATGTTGCTAAAAAGATAGAGGAAGTTCTTAAAAGAGAAACAGAACTTAGGGCAGAAAATAATAGAGCTAATAGAGGGTTTGCTCAAGATACTGCTGAAGCTTATATTGAACAAGAGGAGAGAGTTGCTGAACTTAAAAAAGATTTAGCTGGAGAAACTGATGCTGTTAGGAGAGGAATGCTTCAAGCTGAATTAGATAGAGAACAGGCGGCTTTAGATTCTAAGCTTCATATTGAGGAAATATATCAATCTGAATTAAATGAAATTAGGAGACGACACGCCTTAACTGATTTTGAAAGGCAGATGGAGAATATTGAAAAACAAAGAGTTGTCCAATCTGTTGAGTTTGGAAATAAGATGGATTTGATTCAGAAAGAATTATTAGCTGAAATAAATAAAGCCGATAAGATAATTGCTCAATCAAATGAAATACTAGGAGTAATTATTGCTAACTCTGATTCAGAAGCTGGTGTTATAATTGGGAATATAGATTCAGAAATAGCCGCTTATAATCGTTTAGCTAGTGCTAGAGCTAGAGCTTATTCTAGTTTATCGTCAAGTTATTCATCAGGACTTCAATCAATACCACATTATGCTACAGGAGGTATTGTTACAAGCCCAACATTAGCCATGGTTGGTGAAGCTGGACCAGAAGCTATAATACCACTCAACAAGATGAGAAGTGGAGTTGGAGGTACTGTGGTAAATGTAACAGGAACATTTTTAAGCGAGGATGCTGGAGAAGCAGTTGGAAATATGATTATAGAAAAATTAAAGATGCAAGGAGTATATGGAATAACTTAAAAATATGGCAAAGACAGTAACAATTACAATAGACGGAGTTGATAAAACTGATTTCTTTGATTGGAGAAGTTTAAAAATCAACAACCTTTTAACTAGGCAAGTTGATACTTGTCAATTTAGAACAAGAAGTTATGAGGGAAAAACCTTTGAACCATTAGTCGGTAGAGAGATAGTAATTACTCATAGTGGAACAAAGATTTTTGCTGGAATGATTTTAAGAACCAACCTAAGAACTGATGGTGGTGTTTTTAAATTATATAATGTTTCTTGTGTTGATTACACTAGAAAACTTGATGCTACATTAGTTAATAAAGTTTATGAGAATATGACTGTTAATGCCATAGTAGCTGATATAGTGGCAAACTATGTTTCAGGATTTACTACTACTAATGTTGATTGTGCTGTTCAGATAGCTTATATTTCTTTTAGATATCACACAGTTTCGGAGTGTCTTAAGATGTTAGCTGACCTTACTAAGTATCATTACTATGTAGATTTTGATAAGGATATTCATATTTTCTCTACTGGAAAGACTGTTGCTCCTGTTGAGATAGCCGATACGACTGGAGTTTATTTAAAAGATTCATTAGTGGTTCGTAAGGATAGTAGTCAAATTAAAAATACAGTTATAGTTCAGGGTGGAGAATATTTAGGCGATACTTTTACTGCTGTTTATTTAGGAGATGCTAGTCAAAATGTTTTTCCTTTGACTTATAAATATGACCCTGATAATTTTCAAGTATATGTTACAGGTATTCAATATGATGTTGGTCAAGAGCCAGTAAATAATCCTGATGCCTATGATATACTTTGGAATAATGAAAGTCGTTTAATTAGATTTAGGACTTCAAAGATACCAACTGCCGCTTCAGAAATTAAAGTAGGTGGCAGACCTTTCTTACCTGTTATAGCAAAGGTAAGGGATTATTCGGCTATATTAGCCACACAGAGTGCTGAGGGAGGTTCAGGTGAACATCAATCTATTATCTTTGATAAGTCCATTAAAACTAAGGAGGGTGCTCGTGAGAGGGCTAGAGCAGAGCTTTATGCCTATGCTCGTAGTATGGTAGAGGGTGAATTTCAAACATATACAGATGGATTTGTTGCTGGTCAAAAAGTAAGAGTCAATTCAACCTTGCTTGGAATTGACGAATATTACATAGTTAATAAAGTATCTACTAAGATGTGGACACCTAGTGAGCCTGTTTATAGTGTGTCCTTTGTTACCTCTAAGACTATGGGCATTATAGAAGTCTTACAGTATCTTTTAACTAAAGATAAATTAGGAGAGAAACGAGATAATGAGATAGAGGATTTAGTAGAAAGTGCCGAGGACACAATGACCTTAGTTGATACAATTACTGCTGTTGAGGATTATGCTGAATCAGACACTTATTCATTGTTAGAAACTACGACTGCTCAAAGTTTGGACTATGATGTTAAATTTGTCGTAGGAGCATATATACCATCTTTTCTTTGGACAAGTCCTACGGGATTTGAAGATGCTGAAAGTGAGTGGACTAATGAGGCTAATGCCTATGATGGAAATACTGGTACTTATGCACAACCCACTGCTTCAATCAATTTAGTTGATGGAGAATATAATGTACCATTTCTAACTTTAACTCACGCAGGAATAGATGCTAGTCATATAAGAATCTATTCTGATAATGGTGATTATGATTGGGTAGATATTGATGCTTATTATAGTGGTACGTGGAATGATGTTTATGAGGGATTATATACTCCCAATGTATATAATACTGTACCTATCCTAGACGGAAAGGTTAATGTAACGAAAGTAAGACTTAGACTTAGGTCAGCGGTGACAGGCTTAAGAACAGCTTATATTTATGAAGTTGGTTTAGGTAAACCTGACTTTACAGATACAAAAAGAGTATTCGTTTTAAATGGAAGTATATTAGGTTAATTAAAAAAATTATATGGAAAAAGAATTTAATGCAGGTTTTACCTTAACTGGAATAATAAAAGCTACTCTAGCTACAATCCAGACTAAGGCTCAATGGGATTTACATAAAGAGATTGAAAGGCGAGTTAAGGTCGGTTTGCCTTTTATGGATTTGGTCAAAAGATTGAATCAAATGTGTAGAATAGAGGTGGTAGCCAATCAGGTTAATCTTGACCCTAAGGTTGGGAGGACTATGATTATGAATAACCTGACTAACACGAGTCCAACCAATACCCTTAGAATCAATTATGGTGCTTTGGGTACAGGAACAACTGCTCCTGCTGATGGAGATACAGCTATGGAAACTGAAACATATCGTAAGTTAGTTAGTTCACAAACCAACTCTACTAATGTTGGTTATGTTTCTATGTTTTATGCGGCAACCGATTGTAATGGAACATATAAAGAGGTTGGTTTATTTTCAGATGGTGAGGCAGGTGTTGATACTGGTATTCTAGTAGTTCATTCTGCTGTAAATATTACAAAGTCGGCTATTCAAACACTTAGTATCGACCATACCATACAATTGAACTAACATTGACATTTACTTAAAATAAGTATATAATTAGAGTATTATTAACTTTAATTATATGCACTGGTCGAAGAATCCAAAAATAAGAGAGCAGGTGTTGAGAAAAATTAGTAAGTCAAAGAGAGGTCAAGTCCCTTGGATAAAAGGTAAGCATCATACTGCTGAAACAAAATTAAAAATTAGTGAATCAAAGAAAGGTCAGATACCTTGGATAAAAGGGAAACATCATACTTTAGAATCAAGAAAAAAGATGAGCGAAAATGCTAATCCACCAAGTTATTGGTTAGGTAAGCATTTAACAGATAAAATTAAAAAGAAAAAAAGTATAGCTATTAAGAAAGCATACAAAGATGGGCGAATGTTGCATATGAAGGAAGTCTGGAAAGGTAATGCTAAAAGATGGAAAGGTGAAAATAATCCAAGGTGGTCAAAAGAAAGTAAACATTTTTCTAGCAGAGGTTATGTATTTGTTAAAGATGATAATGGAGTAAGAAGGGTTGAACACAGAGTTGTAGTTGAAAAAATAATTGGGCGAGATTTATTAAGAAGTGAAACTATACATCATATTAACGAAGATAAGCTAGATAATAGACCAGAGAACCTTTATTATTTTCCGAATGATAATTTACATAAAAGTCATCACGGATTAAAAAATAAACCAAGATTAAAATCAAATTTACATACATTGACCCTAAGTTAAAAATTAAATTATAAATATATGGGAACATATCCAGAAGACAAAGTAGCAGGTGATGAATTAACTGCTGTTGAAATGATAAAAATTAAAAATACATCTGGTTTAAAAGATTTAGATGCAGG